CCGGTATCGTGTCCTATGGACGACGAATACACGACTGAAGTCGTGACCGATAAGCCTGTCGACCAGGCCAGTCTCCCGAAACCCCAGGGAAGGCTGCATTGGGTCAGAGCAGATGCCTCTGAAATGGATTGGTCGGATGATCAATCCGATGACTATAGTGAGGCGGTTGATCACGCCTCCTTTTGGGAAACCGAAGGACCTTCTATAGTCAAAATATTTGTGGACGCCTTTATCGAGTTGATCGTCGATTTTGGCGCGCCAGTCCAGGTAGTGGAGAGTTTTCGTGGTAACACCACGGAATTCCTCACGGTTCCGGACGAGATGACGTATTGGGCACGGGCCAAGAATCTTGTATGCTTTTTTAAGGCGAAGTTCTTGAAGTGTGTCCCTCCAGGCGTCGATGGCTACAAATACTGTGGTCACTGGAAAAGATGGTCTCAGAGCAGAATGAAATTCAACCGTCGGAATGTTTCACTCTGGTCTTCAACCTTTAAGTTGAAGAATGCCGCCGCCCGGCTGACGGAGCGTGCGGCCGTTGCGACCATGCATAAACACAGCGCCACTGTGGGTAAACGTATGGCGACAGACGCTCCGGTTGTAGAAAAGACTGTGAGATATATTCAACCACTCCTGGAAAGAGCGGGAAAATATATCGCCGATCGGTTTTACGCTGGAGACTGGGAGAATCCTCATGCGGCATCTAATAGTGCTTGTTATGAGAGCTCTCGGCGTGACTTCGGCCAGATTGGTCATTTCATGGAGCGGGTCTTCGGGGGCGGCACTTGTGTTGTTCCCGGGATCGGTTTCTGTGGATTTGGCCCTCAGGTTCGGGCCGTGGGCGATAGTTTGGATGCAGTTAGCAATCCAGGCTTCGACTACGAGTCCTACGAGGCCCGTCTGTCTCACGTGGAGAGGGAAGAGCTCCCGGTTGTTAAGGAAGTTCACTTCTACGAGGACTACGTCCTTGATGGAGTTAACTATCAGAACAGCTGGTTCGAGACGTACTACTTCCCTTCGGCCGAGAAACTTTGGCTGAATGAGATCTTTATTGACTCTCTCATCTCCTGCGATCGCGATTTGGCACTCGCAAAAGTTGCCTGCGTACTTGAACCTTTCAAGGTACGTATTATTACGAAAGGGGAAGCGGCTCTTCAGTACGTGAGCGGTTTCTTCCAGAAGTCCCTGTTCGAATTTAACCGAACGGTTCCTTGTTTCGGCCTGGTTGGTCGAAAGCCTTCTACCTTCGATCTGATTGATATCAGACAGGACTGCGGGCGGGGGGACCCTGCTTCGGCTTTTGGAGAGCATTCCGAGTATGTCTGGGCTTCCTCAGACTTCTCTGGGGCTTCTGATGGGACCAATGATCATTATCGGGATTGTCTGATGGACATATTGAAGTGTGGTTTACCACTCGACATTCAGTCTATCATCTCGGCCTGTAATGGGGATCATTGGGTGACTTATCCTGGCCCGCGGCTCTATCCTTCGATGGAGGAGCTCGGGTCCGTTCCGGCGGTTCATCAGAAACTCGGAACATTGATGGGGGAGAGAACTTCCTTCCCTATCCTCTGCTTTGAGGTCCTTGGGGCCCATGTTAGTAATCTCCGACGGTGCGGGGACGTTCGACCTTTAGATCAGATCCTGAAAGGGGTCCGTATTAATGGGGATGACCGGCTCGCCCTCTCAACCCGAGCTCTGGAAGCGGAGTTCTGGGAGTTTAGTGAGCGCTATCTGGGTTTCAAAGAGTCAATTGGTAAGTCATATACCCACCGGTATTATGCCAACATCAATAGCCAGTCATACATCTGCGATGCAGTTGAATCGGACACTCCCTGGAAGGTCCCTGTCCGTGCTTCAGGATTGGAGCATGGTCAGAAGAAGCTCGATGAGCCTTTTGATCCAACCTGTGTCATTACACAGATCCTAGATGGCTGTATTGATCCGGCGATGGAGTGGACAGTTCTGCAGCGTTTCCTGGCACGCTTTGCACCCACTCTTGAATCTATTGCGGCAGGCCGAAACCTGTTCGCACATCCATCGCTCGGCGGTCTAGGTAACCGTCTCCCGGCAGTCCACGGGAAAAAGAGATGTCGTCGTGCAAATGGCTCACTCTGCGGTCACTTCGCTGGCTCGCATTGGAAGGTCAACGTCACAATTGAGCAACAATTTGTGGCTAGCGCCATTATGCACGACTCCGGAGCCTTCCTAGCTCCGGTCGGACCCACCCTGGTTCAGCAGACTCCCTTGCCTCAGCTCTTTGAGGTCCCTTGGGACGTCTATGGGAAGCCCAGTTACTGGGACGACACAGCCTATATTCGAGAGATGGAGCATCGGTATCGAAAAGAGTTGGCCAACTATGATCCTGGCCTAAATCTGTGTGTGTCTAAACGCCAGCTTCTCAGCTGTGCCGCCCGTATCAGCGGTTCAGGTGGGTCTGCCCCCCTACGCGAGGAGACTCGTTCACTGTTACGGTGGATGTGTCCTCTTTGCACCAAGATGTGTTCGCCTACCGCGGACTGTTCATGTGGCCACCGCCGCGCATCTTGGCAGTGCTTTACCTGCTCCGAATGGAACGAGTCAGCCCTCACCGGGGGAAAAGGTGAGTGTTGGCTTTGTCTCGTTTCGGACAGGCCTAAGCGGAGTACGAACCTTGTCGAGCACTCGGTCATCTATGATGACCCAACTCCGACTCGGAATATCTCCCTTAGCCTTAGTCGGCTTATCCGACAGGGTTATGAAGCACCCTATTTCGACGAGTTTGATCTTGAACTCTACGCTCATGCTATTGAATCAGCACGGTTCGAGTATGAGGACTTCCCAAC